ATCTCTTCAGATTTACCTAAATCAAATGACTTATCACTTTCCAATCTAGAAGCAGGAACATTAAGTGCTTTATAAAGTTGTGTTTGGAAATACTTAATGTCAGTCAGTTCACCAAGGTTTTGTCCACCAGGCAGTGTGGTAATTTCTGTACCACGACCACCTTCACGACGAGGCAACCAGAAGTCCTCAAGCATACTCATATGCTTTTTGTCATCACGGATTTCTCCAGTACTGGAGTCATATACCATCTTATTTCTGTAGCGTGACATTACATCACGCAGGTATTGTTCCGCTTTAATTTTAGGAAGATTACCAACATCGATGTAGAAAATTCTACGCTCGGGTGCTCTTGATAATCTGTAGATAACAATGCTGTCCTCAAGCATTCTTAATTGATTAAGATACTTGATTGCTTTGTGCAAATAACTCAGGGTCATATTTCTACCCTGGTCTACAATACCAGATGCTACGTATGTAATAGCATCCCTTGCAATTTTAATTCCTTGGTTGGTATTGTTTACACCTTTAGCATTGTAAACAAAAAATTCTGTGACTTTACCGTAGTCGTATTTGTTAAATTGATCTGCGTCTACTGCTGGTTTTTCTACCAGACGCACCTTCTTAATTTTAAGAGGATCAATATAACGGAGTTCTAATAGACCCTTTGAAGGATCTTCTAGATCGATAACTTTATGATAAAATAATCTACCATCAACGTACCAACGTCTGAAGATTTGATGTGCAGATTTATCAAAATCAAGAAGACGTTTGATATGATCAAACTCTTCTCTCATTCGGTTCTTGATCGATTCTGATACTTCTAAGTTAGACAGTTCTAATTCTACTGGACTGTCATCCTTATCAGTTACAATCGCTTCGTTTGTTACATCTTCAATCGCACTGTCCACTTCTGGAGCAAGTGCCATTTCTCTATAACGACGGATGAGATTAATCTCGTCACGTTTTTTAGTATCATCAAGATCTACATAATGACCAAACCATCCCCCGTAAGGAGTGATGGTCGAACTAGCGTCATTGTCTGTAGGTGGAACAGGGGACGTAGCTGCCTTCGCCCCCTTCTTGAGATCTTCATCTTTAATTGAAAATCCAAATAATTGCGCCATTCCAAATATAGAGTAACTGGACCGTTACTCTATTTATCACTTTAATTAACCTGCACTTGTGGTAGAACCTACGTTTCTCAGTTTGGTGAATTCACCATTACCGACTTGGAAGTTCTTCTCACCAGCATCAAGATACTGATATTGGAACTCAACGTCAAATTCTTCAATCTGATCGTTGCTGTCATATGCAAGGTTAATTGCACCAACAGAAGTTGGCCAAGCACCTACAAGTTTGTACTCTCTAAGTACTTTATTTACACCACCGCCTTGTGTTACATTTCCCTTAGATTCTGGGTTTTTGTCCAGTTGTCTAATTGTGATGTCCTGGAAATACTGAGCGAAGGAACCTTCAGAACCGAAGTTATAAGTTCCCAGTGCTTCATCAGTTTTGTTACCGATGTTGATCCACTGCTCAAATGCTGCTCTCAGATCGAAATCTGTGGTGTTGTAGAAAGTAGCAGTCCAAGGTTCAAAGGTTCTGTCACCAGGAATCTTAAGGAAGCGACCTCTGAAAGGTACTTCAATAAGTCCTTGGTTTGCTGCAGGAATCTGTGCAGATCTGCAGAGGAATCTACCTGCCTCAGTTAAACCTGAAGGGTTTTTAATACTTCCAAGATCAAAAGATGCCTCAGGGAATGTGATATCTACTTGGAATAGATTAGGGCGAACGCCGCCCTGTAATCTAGATTTGAACTGGTTAATGTTTGCCATTGGTTGTGTCTCCCGTAAATTTATTTATTATCTAATGATCATCTACCGATAATCTCGTCGAAGGAGATACCAGTTCTCGTCGCAGTAAACGTCAAGGTTACGAAGTTAATCGAACGGGCAGGTTGGATATAAATTTCTGCCATAAACTCATTGTTATCAACAACAGCAGGAGTGTTATTCGTGTCATCACAGACAACTAAGAAATCGGTGATTCCTCTTCTTGCTTGAACATCACGAAGGAATGGTTCAACAATAGACCTGAAAACGTTTCTTGTGGTCTCGTCGTTAATCTCAAAGAGTTGTGCTTTCGCTGCTTGCTCAATTGCCCTCTCAACAACCAGGAACAACTTACGAACGTTGATTCTGTCAAAAGCAGATGGGTTAGAGAGTGCGGTCTTGTCTCCGAAGAGAACTGCACCTTGACCAGGGAATGTTGCGATAGGATTAATTCTATTTGCATAGAGTTCATCTCTATCTGATTTGCCTGGGTTCCAAGCAAGTTTTGCCAGGTTACGGATACCACCTCTGGAGAAACCAGCAGGTGAGAACCATGGTTCGTTTCTAATTGCGGTGTCTGCTACCAGACCAGCAACGTCAGTGTTGCAAGGAATGTAACGATATACATCGTTCCAACGATCATAGACGTACTTGTAGTTTCCATCAAGAACCAGATAAGAACTACTTCCTACAGCATTGTAGAACGCCTTAATGTTTCTAACAATATCGTTATTAGAAAGAGCGGTTCCACTAGAGGAAATAATAGCTCCTTTGTGTGGGGAACCAAAAGCAATACAATCTTTTCTTGCAGCAGCGATACCAGAAATGAAACTGAGTTTTTGCAGAGTGTCTGCCTCATTATACATTCCAGGACCCATGATGATGTAGTCAAGGGAAGTGTTGTCAGTATCAGTGAAGATTGAATAACCTGCAGTAATTTCTGATACTGAACAATCGAACTCTCCACTAGCAAGGAGGTTATAGTTTGCACCACCTGTCAGTGAGTTTGACTTAGCGCCAACTGGTTCAAATGCTGCAGTTTTTTCTTGATATTCAAATGCAGTGTCGCCAACATAAACATACTGACTACCAGAAGAAATAACTTTCTTGTAGTAATTAGAACCACCTTGTGGACCTCTAGCATTGTTTGCTTTAGACATGTAAGTCCAAGCTTCAAGAATTGAATTCTTTGCACCTGAGATCAGACCATCTTCATCGACGATTGCAACGTGAATGCTATCATAACCATAAATGCTTCCGAAGAATTCAATGGAGTCGTCACTACTTCCTGGTCTTGCGGCGATTGAGTTCCACAGAACACCAGAACCTTCATACAGTTCTTTCTTTAAATACCACTCACCACCGTCATCAACACCAGAAGATGATTTGAGTGTATATGATACACCACCCATGGTGACTGCATCAGAATCAGCAAACTTCTGATTTGATTGTGGCCAAGAAACGTATGAATCGTTATTTGTGCTATCAACGATAACAACGTGAACGATCAGATTTCCGTCAGTGCCATTGGAAGTGTCAATGACCTTACCTTTTTTAATACCTGAGGTAACGAAAGTACCTGCAGCAGGTGCTGTAGGATTAGTTGTCAGATAAAGTGATTGCTGAGGACCACGGTCAACAGTACAAACTCTTAAAGAATTACCCCATGAACCAGCAGATCTAGAAGCATATAACCAACCACTAGTATTACCAGAATAAGATGCTTCATAAACCTCATTTCTAGAAATCTTAATTGGATCTGCAGCAATGGTTGCAGTTGCCAGGGCAGTTGTACCAGCAGCAGGGATGACTGGTGTTACACCAGAAAAACTAGAGTAGTTACCGAAATCTGCATTACTAGCAACGTTTACTCCAGTAACCTCTCCACTCTGGTTTACAACCAAAGTACCAGAGAAAGTAGCACCACCAACAGTAGAACCACCAGAAACGTTAACGTTATATGTTCCAGTAGGATCGTAGTTAGTACCAGAAGAAGTGATAGTAACAACAACACCAGTTGGATCTTCAATATCAAGAGTTGGTGCTGAGGTATAACCTGAACCACCAGAAAGTGCAACAGATGTAATCTGACCGTTAACTACGGTAGCAATTCCAGTTCCACCAGCGCCACCACCACCTGATACGGTGATATTAGGAGCGGAAGAATATCCAGAACCTGCAAGGGTGATTGTTGCTGTACCAGTCAATGCACCAGAATTCAAGTTACCTGCAGCAGCAGTTGCTGTAGCAGTTGTTCCTTGAGCAGCGGTTGCAAGAGCAGTTGTACCTACAGGAGCAATTTCAACAGTTGGAGCAGAAGTAAATCCACTACCAGTATTTGTGATATTGATTGAGGTTACTTTACCATTAGCATCGATCAGTGCAGTTGCCTCAGCATTAGAACCGCCACCACCAACGAAAGTAACAGCAGGAGCACTTACATACTTACCGTTTGTTGTAGGGTTCGTAACGGTAATTGCACTCAGTGAGTTACCGACTCTAGCGACTGAGTTAAAGAGGTCATCAGAGTCAGTTCTGACTACTGAAAGTTGTCCTCCGTAGTTGAGGAAGTTAGTTCCAGATAACCAATAGTCAGCGTTTGCTGTTGATGGTTCTCCAAAAGTTTGGATTAATTCGTTTTCGTTGGAGATAGTTACTGCTTCTCCAATAGGACCTTTTAAAAATGGTGCGGAAAAACCAGCAAGATTTGCGTTAGTAATATCCGCTCTGCCGTTGGTTAGGTCTTTCTCCCTAACGACAACCCCAGGTGAGCGTAAAATCGCCATGTTTATCTCCTAAGAATGTGTCATATTTTCTAAAAATATTTATGATTTTGACTCTTTTCAGAGGGGAAACAGTGCATGAACACTCTACCAGTCAGGATAGTTCCAATTTCCTACATCATATTTGTTTCTTCTAGTATTTGCTACCCTCAATTTTGTACATCGTTTACACTCGTAAGAATATGCAGAGGGTAACCCCTTACTATTTTTACGTATTAGATAAAAATCAGTAAGTAGATCTTTCTTTTCTTTACACGTTCGACATATTCTTTCATTAAAAAGAAGATGACTTAAATCAAACTCATCTTCAAATTCCATTATCTATACTCCCACATATAATTAAGTTCTCCATATTCACTAGCACTATCTGAAAATTTACCAGTCCCATCTTCAGCAATATACCAAACATTACCTTCAGTATCAACTGATTCATAGTCGGTTAGACCATCGTCAATAAAACCAAATGGTGCCATATCTTGATCAATTTGATTTTTCTGTTCTTCATATAACCTTTTACGAACATCATTGTCCGTCATTTCTTTAAAGTAATCTTGTGCAACTAACCATGCAAAGATAACCAGACACATTGCAAGGTCATCGTTACAACCTTCCTCTGCCTCAAACGATTGTTTCTTTTGAATAAAGGTAGTTAGTTCTGAGATAATATCATAATCATTGACAAGTAATTTATCTGCTTCAATCAATTGCTTTAAGTTAGAGCAACCAATTTTCTTAACTGTTGTGCTTGTCTTAACTCCTAATTGAGTTTTAGATCCAGAAAATCCTTGACCAACTAATTGCCCAGCACGACCTCTCATTGCACACATGAGAAGGTTTTCATTCTCAAGATCATACTGCAAGATTGATGCTACCTGATCTCCAATATCATTTACTTCGACAAGGATAAATGCTTTATTATAATTAAGAGCAACTTGATTAATTATGTTTGGGAACAACATAGGTTTAATCTCATTGTTTCTGTAAACACCTACAACTTTATATGGTACAGTTGTAATATCATACAGAATAAATGCAGAGTAATCATTATTGGTTCCACGTGAAACGTCAACCGTCATGAGATACTCATGTTCTGGAATGGGGTTCTCGTATATCTTTAATCCTTTGCTGGCATGAAGTGGTTCATCATATGACATGGATCTCAACTTTGCAGCAGAGATTAGTGTGTCAACAGATCCTAAGAACTCACACTCAAACTCTTGTGTGAACTGACGTAGAGATGTGTTGGCAATCGTTTGTTCTTTCCAGTTCTCATCCCTTCCAGGAACTTGAGACCAGTGAACTTCAGTTGTAACATATTCGTTTCTACCAAGTTCAGCATCATGCCATAACTTGTAGAACATGTTCATTCCATTTGGAGTGGAGATGATTATGACTTTTGTGCTTTTACCAGAAGAAATAGTAGGATAAACAGAGGAAAAGAATTGCTCTGCAATATGGTTTGGAATGAACGCAAATTCATCGAGGAAGATGATGTTAAACGACATACCTCGGACAGCACTTGCAGATGTAGAAGATGCCAAAATTTTACTGCCATTCTCAAGCTCCATAGATCCTTTGTTCCATGCAATGATACCCTGCTGCAACCATTCAGGCAAGTTCTCATATGCAAGTTGTAACCTTCCTAGCAGTTCTCTTGCAGTTGGTGCTTTGTTTGCTAGGATACCAATGTTAACGTTGTCATTGAACAACGCATAGTGCATCAAATATGCCACAACAGTGGTTGATTTACCCGTCTGTCGTGGCAACTTTGCAATATTAAATCTGTTTTCATGGAAGCGGCGAACCATGTCTTCCTGGAAATCATATAGATTGAAAGGGACTAGACCCTCATCAAGAGATACAATCTTACAATAGGTTTTAGCAAAGTAGACAGGATCTGCTTTGCATTTTAAATACTCCTTAATCTGATCAGGTGTAAAGTTGATTTGTACACCAACTTTCTTTAGATTAGGGTTGCCAAGATAGATTTCGCTTTGTTTTAATTTAGTCATATTAATAAATCCATTTCTTTTCAGGACATGGTAAAGGAGTTACTACCTTTAATGGCATAAAACAACCACACACTCTACACATCTGAGTAGCACGAATAAATTTATCACATGATCTACAGATCTCTAATTTTTTATTTGGTGGTGTAAACTCTACTTTCTTTTTAGGTTTTGACCTACTTAAATAATCTTTCAGATTCATTGCCATTTCGGGGGTGAATCAGGACAACTCATACCAGGAAAAAGTGTTTTCAATGGCATGAAACATCCACATAATCTACATTGTTTTGTTGACTTTTTATAAAATTCACACCCTTCGCATATCTTAAGTTTTTCAGTTGATGTCAACGCCATAAATTAACAGTCCCACTTCCGTAATGATTTATTGATCCTGCTATCTGGATCTCTTGCAGTTTTTTTACTTGTAAGTTTTTTCTTCATTCCACGCATCC